ATTTAGTACGTAAAAAATATGGTCAAGAACGCGTTGATAGCATTAAAAAAATGACTGATGTAAAGCTTAAAAGAAAATTATATAGTAATGACTAAAGAGGACTTAATAAATTTTGAAGAAGATATAGCAGAAGAGTTTAATAATTCGAAAATTAAAGCTCCTGTTCATCTATATTCAGGTAACGAAGATGAAAGTATTAAAATATTTAAAGATATAAACAAAGATGATTGGGTATTATGTACTTGGAGAAGTCATTATCAATGTCTTCTTAAAGGGGTTCCGCCTGAAGATGTTAAGTCAGAAATTATGTCCGGAAGATCAATATCATTATGTTTTCCTAAATATAGAGTATTTTCATCTGCAATTGTAACTGGTATTTTACCTATTGGTGTAGGTTTAGCTTTAGATATTAAACGCTCCGGCGGTAAAAATAAAGTATATTGCTTTGTAGGTGATATGACTGCTCTAACCGGTTCCTTTAGTGAATGTTTGAGATATTCAAAAGCGCATAAATTACCAATAAAATTTATTATTGAAGATAACGGAAAGTCTGTTTGCACAGATACAAAAGATGTATGGAATACAGAAACACACCCGTATGTTGGAGTTAATGATGAATACGTATATCATTATACATATGAAACTAAATGGCCGCACGCTGGTGCCGGTCAACGTGTACAATTTTAATTATGAAATATTTTGATGAATTAAAACGATCTATGGAGATGATAGCAGATCATCCTCATACTTTATTCTTAGGTCAGGCAGTCGCGTGTGCTGGTACAGGCATGAGTAATACTCTTAAAGATGTTAATGATGAAAAAAAGTTAGAATTACCAGTCTGTGAAGATCTGCAAATGGGTATGACAAATGGACTTGCATTAGCTGGAAAAATACCGGTGAGCATATTTCCTAGATGGAACTTTTTAGTATTAGGTACTAATCAAATAGTAAATCACTTGGATAAATTTTCAATGATATCTGATTTTAAAACTAAAGCTATTATTAGAACTAGTATTGGTTCTATTAGACCTCTTCACCCTCAACATCAACATACCGGTGATTATACTGAAGCATTTAACAGCATGTGTAATAATATTGAAGTCATTCGCTTAGACGAACCTGAGGATATATATACAGCATATGAAAAAGCCTTATGGCGTGAAGATGGTAAGTCTACAATATTAGTTGAATGGGGTGATTACTATAACGAAAAATGAATTATAATATACCATTAATGTCAGATAATATAACTCGTGAAGATATTAACGAGTTAGTCGATTTTTTACAGCAAGATCCAATTCCAAGGCTAACCAACGGTCCAAAAGTAGAGGAATTTGAAGCAAAATGGTCGGAATGGCTCGGGGTAAAACATAGTGTATTTGTAAACTCCGGCTCTAGTGCAAATTATATGACCATGCAACTTTTACATTATAAGTATGGTTCTTGTGAAGTTATTGTCCCACCACTTACTTGGGTTTCAGATGTTGCGAGTGTTTTAAATACTGGTCATAATCCCGTATTTGTAGATATTAACTTATCTAATTTAAGCTTTGATATTGAAAAACTAAAACGAGCTATTACTACAAAAACTAAAGCTATATTTTTAACACATGTTTTGGGGTTAAATGGTCTTACTGATGAACTTATACAAATTTGCAAAGAAAAAGATATTTTATTAATAGAAGATGTATGCGAATCGCATGGAGCTACTTTTAAAAATAAAAAAGCAGGTTCAATAGGTGATGTAAGTAATTTTAGTTTTTACTTTGCACATCACATGTCGACAATTGAAGGGGGAATGGTATGTACTAACAATGATGAATTTTATGACATCTTAAGATTTAGTCGTTCGCATGGTATGGTTAGAGAATGTAAGAGTGAAGACTTTAAACGACAAGTTAAACTTGACCACCCAGATCTAAATCCAGATTTTATATTTCTATCACCAGCATATAATTTTAGAAGTACGGAACTTAACGCTGTTTTAGGCTTATCGCAAATTAAATCTCTTGATATTAATAATGATAAACGTCGAAATAATTTTGAATATTTTTGTGTAAGGGTGTAGACACCGACAC